GCTTGTACTAATTCAGGTGTCATATCTGTTTTAGCATGTACAATATCGCCCGCTAAGAAAATAATATCATCAGGTCCTAATGTTTGTTTTATTAATTCAATAGATCTATTAAACACGTTTTGATATTCATTGTGTCGTTTTAAATTTCGAATATGAATATCAGCTAAGTGATAGATCTTATCAATTGTAGTTAACGTAGATTTTAATTTCGTTACTTTCATAAATTCAATTTGTATGTAATATACTTTTCAAAGGTTAATTTTGGTGTTTCTTTAATTAATTGAGATATTCTTTCAAATCCTATCTCAGCGGGATCTTTTTCTTGCAAGTCTACAAAGTAAACATCAACGCCAGAATTCATAAAATACTCAGCATGTTGAAGTGCTTGTTTTTGAGCATCTTTATCTAAACAAATATACAATTGTTTAACTGACTTTTCTATTACTTTTTTACGAAGACTTTCAGATATAGTTTTTCCAAATAATGGAATGGCATTTCGTCTAACAGATATTGCATCAAATGAGCCTTCTACTAATACTATTGGCATTGACCAATTTATAAACAACTCAAGTCCAATTATGTTTTTAGATACATCTGGATTTTTATGTTTAAATGCAACTCCTTCATAATATGACCTCCCTACAAAGTAATTCAATCTACCTGTTTCATCATATGATGGTACAATTACTTTCTTTTCATATTCGCCGGATTCGCAATATCCTATTCCGTATTTTACTATTTCAGATAATGTTACATTTCGTTTCAATAAATAATGAATTGCATTTTTATATTCTATTGAATTTGAAGGAATCCACAATGGTTTGAACTCTTTAGGCAATGAAATAACCGTACTAATTGAACTTGTAACACTTCTTGTAAGAGTGGTATAATCAAGTTTATTCTGTAACTTGTAAAGTTCTGTAAATCGTTCCCTAGGTAGGTTAAGTGCTTTGAATAGGGTGGTTAGCTTCTTTCCAGATGCATTACATACCCAACAATGCCAATGATTTTCATCGTTAGTAGATTGAACCTGTACTTCTAATTTTCGTTTCTGTGTATTACAGAATGGACAGACAAAAGCATGATTACCTCTGTTAGTAGGCCTTCCTTTACCTAGAACATTAGTAAGTAATTCTACTAGTCTTTCTTGATTCATGTACTATAATATAAAGAAAAAATGGATAGAAACAAAATTAAATTGTCTCATTGATCCATTCTAACGGAATAGTTTTATCTGCATAGATAAATCCATTCTTAGTACACCAATCAGCGTATGTAGTTTTAGATGATTTTGAAAGTTTTGTTTTAGAATTTTGAAAAACAAATCGAATATCTAACTCAGGCATTTGTTCTTTAATTAATAAATGTTTTTTTCTATCAGCTGCTACGAATCTACCTTTAGTTTCTATGTAGATTCCATTAGGTAGTCTAAAGTCAGGGTGATATTTGTGCTTTGTCGCTGGCTTAATGTAGTTAATTACATTTTGTTCATACTCACCATTAATGCCATGATTTTTTAATTCTTCATCAATAGTAACTTCGAATCCAGATCGATAGCCTAATGCACGTGCGGCTTGTTTTTTGCTCTTATATCTTGGCTTCATAACTGTTAAATATCAAAACGTACGACAATATTAGTGTCGACATTGCTTCTTTTTTGTATTGCAGATGCTAACTTTCCAATAGCTAAAAGTTGTCCCTTATCATTATACAATCCTACTGTAGTTATATAAGGATTAAATGCAGGATTGCTAACTATAGGCTTAGGTACTGAAGAATTATAATCATTGTTTCTTCTAATCGTAGGATTACTAGTAAAATTAAATTCATCTGAATTTAGTCTACATAAATACTCATGTTCAAATAAAGTCAACGTTGAACTAAATTCTAAATCTAATCCAGTACATGTAGCACTTAAATATGAATTTGTTAGTAAACTATATAACGTATTAGAAAATAAAAGCTGATTATACTTTGGTCTAGGATCAGAAACAATAATTTGACCATGCTCGTATATAACTCTACCTACTTGATTTGAATTGATAGGATTTTGATAAAGTTGAGTAATTTCACTAGTACTAAGTGATCTATCAAACATATTAAATTCAAATATCTCACCAGTAACTGATGAAATGCCTCTGCCTAATGAACCTATAAATACTGTACAATCATTTGCAGTGTTTTGTGTTACATCTGATGTGTTACTAGTATTAACGTTATTAACATATAACTGTATACTTTGATCTAACTTTTGAAATACAATATGATAGTTAGTATTTACATTAATATTTGCAGTAACTAATGCAGTAGTTATACCATCAGCCCGTCTACATTCTAATTGCGAAGTTATTCGATTAAATCTAATATCATATGAATACTTATCTGTATTTCTATTGACCCAATCAGTAACCGGATATCCTAATGAATTTGTATATGTACTAATAGCATCTGTTCGTTTTGAAAGTAAATATACATAATTTGAATCGCCAGATGCTCCTTGTAGATTAGTTATGTTAAACCAAAATGAAATTGCAAAATTTTCATCAGGTTGATAATTGTAGTTTTCTGATTCTTTTACAGCGACATAACTATTGTTCTGTAATTTTAATGAATTTCCATATCCAATGAACGAAGATGTAAATGCTATATTTTCTCCTATTAACTGACTAGATTCATATGTTTTAGATACTAACCAATTTGATTCATAGGTAGTAGTATTAAATGATAATGGTAAAATACTACTTAAAGGAGTCGGTAACGCAGTATCTATTAATGAGCCATGTCCGTTATCAACTAATGATGCAGACATGCCAGACGCTGTATAGTTTAATTTTACTGATATTGGTCTAATTGATTCTCCGAATATACTTTGATTAACAGATATTACAGATGCTTTATCAAATAGTTTAGATAAATTAGTAGACGAATATCCAAATGTATTCGAAGGCTCTTCACTTAACTTATAGTATAAATGATCTAAACTATAATAAATAACGCCCGCGGGTCTATTGTCTAAATTAAGTAAATAAGAAGATGAATCTTGTAGTTGCTCAGCAGATTCTAATGTAATTACATGTCCTGATTGCTGACTAATATCTGGTTTAATTCCTGAAAGTAAATTAGAGCCAGAGTCGATATTAGATAAGTTATACCTCCAAGATTTATAAACTTTAAATGGAGTTATTGACTTATCAGCCGGCTTAATTGACTTGAATACACCTGGTTGCGCCATTAAAATACATCTAATTTATAATAAATATCAGATGTAGTTTAATAGTCGATTTTACATTTAACTAATACTTCTGAACTAAATGACTTTTGAATAGGTTGAGATAATTTAGCAACAGCTAACAACTCTTGTCTATCATTATATAAACCAACTGTAGTAGCATATACTTTAGGCTCTCCTATAAAAGTAGGTTGTTTAAATTCTCCAACCGAACCCGTAACAAATGAAGGGTTATTAGAGAAGTTATATTCGCCATTTTTCATTCTTACAAAGTAATGAGTTGATGTAACGGTTTGCTCATTTCTAGCTTGAGGCGCATTTGCCTGGGATATTACAACGGATCCGGAGATAGACTTAAATAATTTAGCTGCATTATCTCCAGCTACATTCGATCCCGATACTGTATTAAATGAAGCTGATGCATTTAACATTACTCCGTTCATTACTAATATACCCATATCTGGATATGCTAAACCATAATATACCGGCGAACCATTTTGTGTATATACACCATTTGTAATAGAACCTGATACAATATTATATATTCTACCTGAATTACCTAAGTTCGTAGTACTAACTATAGACGAATCGTCAATCAATGAAATAACTTTTCCTGAACTAGATACTTCTACTTTAGACCCCGTATAAACACTATTCGGATGTGCATTTCCATTTAATTCAGCTAAATTGAACTGCCAATTACCTGGATCTAATTTTTCTTTTAATCTAGCTCTATCAAAGTTAATTACATAAATAGAATCTGAATTAGTGTTATTAGCAAAGGTAAATGTAGTATCGCCTGGATTCAATAATAACAATCTGTATTGAGAATATACTGCTCTAGAAGGTGAATCATTCAATGTTCCTTGCGCAGATGAGCCTGAACCTAATCTGTTACCCCATGCTATTGCAAACTGTGATTCTTTAGTAGCAGCTGTACTATTATAAACTGAATAATAATATTGAGTCGAAGATGTTGATTGATTGGAACTAGTAAACATCGCTGTCAATGATCCTAAGTTTCCAGAAAATAAACCCGTAGTTACTGTGGTTTGTTGATTTTCTACTACATCTGATGCTACATCAAATCTAGTAAAAATACGACCCGAAGATACTGTCTGAGACTGAAGTGCTTGCTGAGATATAATATCATTAGCAATTTGTCTAGCACGAGTTTCGATTTGATCTTGTAAAAATGCACTATTAACTGATGCCGCACTAACTAGTTCAGCACCTGTATTCACAAAATTACCGACGAATGATGATGTTACTGCCATTTATATTATCCGTTTACAATTGATGTTCCAATAGCGGTAGCTAATTCTGTTCTCTTAACGGTTAAGTTAATTGTAACTCTACCACCCGTTTCATTACCTATAATAGTAATTGTAGCTGATCGATCAGATACTAATTGCTGTTTAGCTGTGATTGAGAATGTAAATCCTGTTACTGCAACTGTTTGAGCAGCTTCTGAATCTCCAATAAATCTAGGTACCGTAGGACTAACACTAGATGCTACTGGATCAATAATTGATATTGTAGCTACATCTGAATTAGAAAGAATTGCTGTATAACCTAACGTTGCATTACCTTTGTCAAAGTTAACGGTAGTTGGTTCAATTCTAGCTATCTGACCAGGTGAAGTTAATGTTATTGAAGTTTGACCAACTGCAATAACTGGAATTCTAGTAGTCTTTTTTGGAAGTGTTACTAATTTGTAACGCATTATATTAGACTCGTCCGGTGTTGCTTCTACTAATGGCATGTTTTCGATAATAATACCATAATAATCAGATCCTAGTGGATGCGCAGGATTCCATAAATCATAATCGATTTCATCATCTGCTATAGCGAATTGGGTAATTTTGAACTCATCTTTGCCTTTTGAAAGAAGCTCTCTACCTTTCTTTGTTAAAATAGCATCAACTGTTATTGAACTGTTATCTAAATAAGCCATTTTTCTATTATATTTTTAATAAATATCGATTCTACAAAAATTATATTGTTCCGCCTATATTAGTACTAGTATCAGTGACTTTTCTAGTTTTGATTCCTGAGATCGTTTGATCAATTGTTGTAATTTGCTTATCTGCAAATGTTAATTGATTTGGATTCACTTTGGTAATTTTAACTACAGGCCCACCATCTACGGTATCCGGCGAATTTACATTAACTGCAGGTCCGGTTAATTTAGCACCTCCATATGTTTGATTTAACGATGATATATGCTGCATTGATCCTTTCTGAAAGTCTTGTATTTCAGATTTTTTAAATAAGCCGATAACACTAATATCATCTATATAAAACGTACCTCCATTAGGCGATGGTACATAAAAAACAATGTATATCCCGTTGATATTCGTAATACTAAATTTAACTTCTTGATCTACTACAGATGTTGAAAGTATTTTTTTATATAAGAAATTCGTTTCAAGCCCATTATACCCAGGTAATGCATCATAAGTAAATACTGCAATATCTAAATTAGAAGATGGTACTATATAAAATGTACTAACTTTAAATGAAATTTCTAAGTCTATATTATCGGTCGGTGGTATATACAACTGAAATCCGCCTAATGGATCAGATGATACTAGTGGCTTTACAGCCAATTGTTTTGTAGTATTAGTAGTAGTACCAGGATATGTAGTTATACTACCAAATGCATTATCACTAAAACTATATCTTAATCCTAACTCAGTGCCTAATGGAGGTGTAGAAAATGTTGGAAAACTTTCGTTAAAGTTAATATTAGGCCATGTATTAAAATCTAATACATTACCGAATATATCTGATAAATCCGTATTAGGAGTTAATAATTCAATCGACGGTCTAGAAGTTAATATAGATTTTTGAACTGGAATATATGATCCTGATTCTTTAATAGTAAATTTACCTATTTGTCTATTTTGAGACCACGAACCTGTTAAAATATTAATTGATTCGCCGATAGGCGCTATTCGTCCTGGTCTTATATTTTTATAATCTCCTAAGACTGTTGCGGTAGATCCTGACATTGTAGCATCTGGTAATGTTTCGTCATTACCGAATACTAATGTAGTTTCTGATAATTCAATTGAACTAGTATGATATAAGTTTTGTAAGCTAGGTTTACCTACCGCTCGTACTTTACTTCTTTCTAAAACGTTAGGTTCTATTACTAAACCAGAAACTAAGTTAGTTCTTAAAGGTACTAATCGTTTAATATATTCAAACAACGTAAAGTCATAATCTTGAAGCGATCTAAAATAAGCTTCAAAATCATTTTTGTTAGTATACTTTTTCCAATAGTTGCTAGAAAATGACGTTAATGCTGGATAACTATCTTCATAAATTCTACTAGGATCTCCAATGTAATCATCAATTTCAAAGTATCCTAATTGATTAAAAATATCTTCGTTGATTGCATTTTGAGGTGAAAAGTAAATACCTAATTTATTTGAATCTGCAGAATACTTATCATAAGAAGAAACTTCAACTCTTGTTTTAGTATTTAGCATTCCATTTAATGAAGAAGACTCAATTCTAACTTTGTTTGAATATAAAGAATTGTTACCTAAAGATGGAGTTGGAATATAGTATATTTCTTCAAATCCTTCAAATGCATTTGAACTAATATAATCTACAGACTGCGTAGCATATCCGTTAAAATACAGTTTATTTTGATATAGACTTTGATTTGGATGAATTGAATCTATATAAATTGAACCTGAATTAACTGTATTGCTTAATAATGAAAAACGATTAATTAAGTGATCATATGCAGCTAATGCTTCATCGCCCGTTGCAGTTGCAAATCGATCTACATTATATGTGTATGTCGATGGTGACTTAGCATGTTCTTGTAAAGATGCGGTATTTAAACTTCCAGACCAAAGTCTAATTTCTTGTACATGGCCATTTAATTTATTTGAACCACTACCAAAGTATAAAACGGTATTGTCAGATGCTGATGCAAATAAATTATAAACTGAACTAGATAATGTTAAATCTAATGAACTTGATTTATGATAAACTGTTTTTCCATATAATGACTTAACAGCATCTAAATACCAACTATTATTTGCAAAACTCACAGCAACTGTATGCCATGAATTATCAAATACTTCTAAATCTGTAATTGATAATGAACCTGATATACCTGCAGATCCCGATCCGTAGAACGTTAATGTACCTTTATTATTTACTGTAGTTTGTTTAGTTAATGTTAAAAATAAACTACTAGATAATTGTAATATGTTATATGGCAATCCAGATACATATGTAGAATTATTATCTGTTTTAAATCTAAATTCTACTGTATTAGGGTTTATATCAGCAACTGAACCTGAATATGGTATGGATAAATACGCCGAACCCGTTGCTCTCCAAGCATAATTAAATGTATCTTTTTCGAGACTAGGAAAATGATTGTCTTCCGTATAAGTCGAAGGCCCGCCATATTCTTTAATCGACAAAAATGTTGAAGGAATACCAAAACAGTTAAGCAATGCTTTAACTGATCTAATTGTACCTTTTGTTTTTAAAATGTAAGGTAAATTATTTACTATTCTACGCCATACTTCTTTTACGGACTGCTCCGTAGTTAATGCATTTGGATTTTCGGTTGTCCCAGATTCAACTCCTAATGCATACTTCCATAGTTCCGTAGTTGATTTTCCGTTAATTAATTCCCATCCAAATGACTTAGCTATATCATATAATAGTTCGTCAGATACACCTGCCTTAGGATTTTCTTCTCGAACATTAATATCTGTTAAATGATTGACATAACTCCAAATTATATCATAATGTTGACCTAACATGTTAACAAACATAGAAAATTCTTCTGAACTTTCACTCGTTAACATATGAGTCGGTACCGCATTTACTAAAGCATGTACATTATACTTATCGTATATTGAAGCTTGGTCTAATAAATCGGTATAATATATTTCTGCAATAGACGATGTAACTGAATAATTAGTTTCGAAATATTGATATGGATCATTATAAACTCCGCCATCGCTAAATGTATATGCCGCAGTAGCCCATCTATCAAAAGCTTCTAACCATGTAGATCCGGAAGAAACTGTTTGCTTAGGCCATGGCGATACAGATCCTGTTATATGTGTATATAATCTAGTAATATCTGAATCGAAGAACAAATACTTTTCAAAGTTACTAAATGAACTTACAACGGCATTACGTTGATTGTATATTTCATTAACATTTGTAGAA